TGGGTATCTGCTACCCAAAAATTAAGTGTAGGTAATATGGATTATATTAAATATCACTTAGAAAATAACGATTCAATTAAATATTACTTTGGGCAAATGAAAGGTCGAAAGTGGACAGAAGAGGATATAGAACTTTCCAATGGATGTAAACTTATTAGTAAAAGCAATGTCGCAGGAATTAGAGGAGGTGCAAAACTACACAAAAGATACGACCTCATCGTACTTGATGACTTTGAACACGAAGCAAATACAATCACCAAAGAAGCTAGAGACAAAAATGCTAACCTTGTTACCGCTGTTGTGTACCCTGCCATTGAACCTCACACTGGTCGCCTTAGGGTTAATGGTACTCCTGTTCATTATGATTCTTTTATAAATAATTTATTAAATAAATATGCTAAAGCTAAAAAAGACAAAAAAGAATTTGCTTGGAGAGTAATTACATATAAAGCATTAATAGACGAAAAAACTCCATTATGGGAAGGATGGTTTCCGTATTCTAAAATACAAGAAAAGAAAAAGTTTTATGCTGATTCAGGACAACCTCAAAAATTTTATCAAGAGTATATGATGGAAGTCCAATCAGAAGAAGATGCAATATGGAGAAGAGAGCATATAAGATATTGGGAAGGGTATTTTAAACATGAAGATGGCGTTAATTACATTGTTAAAGATGGGTCTGATATTCCTGTTAATACATTCATTGGTTGCGACCCAGCAACAGATATTGATACAAAACATAGTGACTTTTCTGTAATAACAGTTATAGGAATAGATGCAAATAATGAACTATATGTATTAGAATATGAAAGACATAGAAGTATTCCTACGATTGGATCTAAGAATCCTGAGACTGGTGAGTTGTTTGGAAAGAAAGGAGTTGTGGATATAATCCTAGAACTTCATCAAAAATATAATTGTATGTCATCTACTGTAGAAGACGTTGCAATGAATAGAAGTATATTTCAAGCATTAAACGATGAAAGAAGAAGGCTAAATAAATTTGATATATCTGTTATTCCACAAAAACCTGGCGGAACACAGAAAAGAAATCGCATATATTCTGGACTTTCGGCTCGTTTTAGTACAGGAACAGTACATTTACGAAGAAATATGTTTGATTTAATTAACGAAATACTTACTTTCGGCCCTAAAATGGCTCACGATGATACAATTGAGAGCCTTTATTACGCACAAATACACTCTTTTCCTCCAAATATGAAAAAGGATAAAGAAAAAAGAACTTGGTTTAAACCAAAAAGAAAAGCAAAAAGTTGGTTAGTGTCATAGGAAATAAAAATGTATAAATTTGGTAAAAGAAGCAAACAGAGATTAAAAGGTGTAGACCCTAGACTTGTTAATGTTTTAAATGAACTTATTAAAATTATGGATGTTACTATTATTGAAGGTTTACGGAGTAAGGAGCGGCAACAGGAATTATTAGCACAAGGGAAAACGAAAACAAAGTATTCCAAACACATACAAGGAAAAGCTGTTGATCTCGCTCCTTACCCGATTAATTGGGATGATAGAGAAATGTTTCACTATATGGGTGGAATGTTAAGAGGTCTTGGTAAAGCAATGGGTTTAAAGATTCGTTGGGGCGGCGATTGGGATAGTGATGGGGATATACACGATAATAATTTTGATGATTTAGTTCATGTGGAGATAAGAGACTAAAATGGCAAGAGTAACAAAAAAATCTAAAGCGCAAGTAAATAAACAAATATGGGATAAAGCAAACAATTCTCATAGACAAAGATGGCAAACAGTTAGTCAAAAAGGATATGATTTTTACCTTAATGAACAACTAACTAAAGATGAGCAAACTATGTTAGAAGAATCTGGTATGCCAACATTTACTATAAATAGAATAACTCCTATTATAGAAATAATGAAATACTTTGTTACTGCGAATAATCCTAAATGGAAAGCTGTAGGAGCAACTGGAGACGATGCTGATGTAGCTCAAGTACATTCGGATATAGCAGATTATTGTTGGTATCTATCTAATGGTAAATCTTTATATAGTCAGATTGTTTTAGATTCACTTACAAAAGGATTAGGGTTTTTTCTTGTAGATATTGATAAAGATGCAGATAGAGGGATGGGCGAAGTTAGATTTAACAGAATTGATCCTTATGATGTATTTGTAGATCCTGCTAGTAGAGATTTTTTATTTAGAGATGCAACATTTATTCAAATAAGAAAAAATATATCTAGAGCAAGATTAATTAATATGTTGCCTCAATTTGAAACTAGAATAAAAAAAGTAACTAAAGGAAGCGACGTTGTTTCTTATTCTCAAAGAGATGCAGAGTTTACAGATAGTATACAACCTGAAGATTTAACATATGGTGTAAATATGGATGCTGAAGATGAAGATATACTTCCATATTATGAAACATATAGTAAGAAAAAATTTAAATACAGAAATGTTTATATAAAAATTGAACCTAGTGAAGCAGAGCTTTTAATGTTAAAAGAAGCAGTAAAAGATCAATTAGAAGCGTTTCAACAAGAAATAGAAGTTCAATTAATAGAAAAACAATTACAAATAGAGCAACAAGTTCAAGCAGGAGAAGTTATTCCAGAAAGAGGAAAACTCATGGTTGAAAATTCTCAAAAAATGGCTGCTCAAGCTATTCAAGAAAAAGAAATGGAACTTATATCTCAAGCAAGAGAAGAAGCTACTATTGTTAAAGAACAAGTAATGTCTGAATCTCAATTTTTAGAATTTGAAAAAGATGAAAACTTTAAAAAAAATATAATTGATTCTGTAGAATTTTATGAGAATAGAATAATTAAAACTTGTAGTGTAGGAGATGATACATTTTTATTTGAACAAATTATTCCTATTAGTGAATATCCAATAGTTCCTATGCCTTATATGTACACAGGAACACCTTATGCTATGAGTGCTGTAACTCCATTAATAGGTAAACAACAAGAAATAAATAAAGCACATCAAATAATGTTACACAATGCAAACCTTTCTTCTAATCTTAGGTGGATGTATGAAGAAGGATCTGTACCTGAAGATGAATGGGAAAAGTATTCTTCAGCTCCAGGCGCATTATTAAAATACAGACAAGGATTTGCTCCTCCCACACCAATACAACCAGCACCTATTAACAATGCTTTTTTTACAGTTGTTCAACAAGGCAAAACAGATGCAGAGTACATTAGTGGTGTACCTTCTGCAATGATGGGATTCTCTCAAGATCAAGCGGAAACATATAGAGGATTACTCGCAAATGATGAATTTGGAACAAGAAGATTAAAAGCGTGGATGAATAGTATTGCCGAACCAGCTTTAGAGCATGTAGGTCGCATATTTAAAATGATGGCTCAAAATCATTATACAATAGAAAAAGTTTTTAGAATTGTACAACCAGAAGCAAATAATCAAGAAGAAAAAGAAGTAAGAATTAATGTAAATCTATATAATGATTATGGAAAAGCAGTAGGCAAATACAAAGATTATGCATCTGCAAGGTTTGATGTAAGAATCATTGCTGGTGCAACTTTACCATTAAATAGATGGGCATTGTTAGAAGAATATTTTAGATGGTATCAAGCAGGATTAATTGATGATATTGCAATGTTATCTGAAACAGATATAAGAAATAAAGAAAAAATTGTAGAAAGAAAGTCTATGCTTTCTCAAATGCAAGGTCAATTACAATCTGTACAAGAATTAGTAAAAGAAAAAGATGGTACAATAGAAACACTACAACGTCAATTAGTACAAGCAGGTATTAAGATGAAAGTAGGAGATGCTAATAATGAAATACGAAAAGATGTTCTTGAAACTGAAGCACAACAAAAACTTCTAAGAGGAATGTTAAAAGTTGAATTTCAGAAAATGAGAGATCAAATGCAGTCTGATATAAAATCAACGAGAGAAGATGTAAGAGAAAATGAGCAGTCTTAACACTTGCATTTTAGATTTTATAACTGCTAAATTAAAATAACCTTAAAATAGGAGAAAGTATGTCAGAACAAGTAGGTAACGCCAATCAGGCCCCCGAAAGTAAAAGCGTACAAGATGCCGTCATGGGAATGTCATCTAATGATTTCTTTGAATCTTTAGATAACCAAGTTAATGGTGGCATATTAGAACCTTCACAACCAACCTCGGAACAAAGCGGTAACACGCAGACGAGCCCTAATGTAGAAGTTCAGAATGAAGTACCAGATAATAATTTGGATACTTTACAAAAAAGGTATAGTGATTCTAGTAGAGAAGCAAAAAGACTTAATTCTAAGTTAAAAGAATTAGAACCTTATATGCCTATACTAGATGCTATGCGAGAAGACCCTAATTTAATTTCTCATGTTAGAAATTACTTTGAGGGTGGAGGCCAGACCCCTGAAACATTGAATCAACAATTAAATCTAGATGAAGATTTTGTTTTCGATGCTGAAGAGGCTTTCGGCAAACCCGATTCTGATTCTGCAAAAGTATTAGGAGCAACGATTGATGGAGTAGTCCAACGTCGTCTTTCTAATGTCTTACAAAGTCAAAAGCAAGAAAATGCAAAAATGGCTAAAGAGGCTCAATTCAAACAAAAGATGAATATGTCTGAGGATGAATGGAGGAATTTTACTGAATTTGCAAAGTCTAAGTCTTTAGAACTTGAAGACATATATTACTTAATGAATCGTAAGAATAGGGATGTGCAGATAGCTGATAACGCTAGACAAGAGATTCATAATAAGATGAGAGAAGTTCAACAACAACCTGCTACACTTGCAACGCAAGGAAGCACACCAGTTGAAAAGTCATCTGATGATAGGGTTTTTGATACAATTTTAGGTTCTGGTAGTGAAATAGAAAAGGCTTTCAGTATCTAAAATAATATACTGTCAGCCGTAAACCAAAAGTGAGGCAATTATGGCTGATGTTTTCGGAATGGAAACATATGGAGCGTCTCCAGACGCTGGACACAGTGGAACATCTGTACCCGGCACAGGAGATCTCAGGCGGCGATATAACTTTGGGGATAGGATTTCTGAACTATCAATAGCGCAAGACCCTTTCTTCCGATTTGTATCACAAGTCGCAAAAAAACCTACGGATGATCCTGAGTTTAAATTTACTGAACAAAGACATTCGTATCATAAGAGATATGCATATATTATGGGTCAGGTTGATAATGGATCTGATTTATTTACAGATGGTACTCTTAGACAATCTAATGCATCTGGTGATGTATCTGCAACAGGTCAATCTGTAGAACTTTATATGGCTACAGATTATAAATCTGCTGGTAACATTACTAGTATTCATGGTCAATCAGATACTAAAATTGATGTTGGTGGAAGTGGAACAAGACCTACTTTTTTTCTACCTGGTCAAGTAGTTAAAATTCCAGTTTCAGCAACTGCTGGAGGAGGAGTTACTCTTAAAGGTTATCATTTAATGAAAGTAGATAGTCTTACTGATTCTCTTAGTAAAGATGGTAAAGAATGTGTAAAACTTTCTGGTAAGATTGTTAAATTTGACAGCGCAGGTAACGAACTAATGTCATTTCAAGGTAATGATTTTACAGCAGGTGGTAATGATGGTGATGGAGATTTAGATCAAGGTGGTGAACAAGTCTACGATCAGAACATAGCTAGTATATTAGAAGCTAGACGTTCTTATGTTGTAGGAACTGCTCATTCTCAAGGATCTGGATACCCAGAATCTTGGAAAGATCAACCTTACTCAAGTGCTGTAGGATTAACTCAGATCTTCAAAACTGCAATGGCAATGGATAATACTACAAGAGCAACTGTTCTTAAGTATGAACCTAACGAATTTGCAAGAATTTGGAGAACAAAGTTAATTGAACATAAGTATGACATTGAAACAGCTTTGTTATTTGGTTCTCAAGCAAAAGTAGATGGCGTTCAATACACAGAAGGTGCAATTAGTTTTGTTACTAATTATGGTAACATTTTTGATGGTTCTGGTATTGGTGGATCTGGTTCAAAGTCTCAAGATGATTTTCTTGATGATATGTCTCAATTCTTAGACCCTCGTTACAATAATGCAAATGCTACATTATTTATGTGTTCAACTGATACTTACAATTGGATGCACAAATTAAGTGGATATTTCTCTGCAAATGTTTCAAAAGTAGCGGATTATACTTCAGGAAGTTCTACTGCTCTTGGAAGAAGTGATTTCCAAATTGCAGGTCGCAAGGGTGTCTATGGATTAGATATTACACAAGTTTATACTCCTTATGGTGTTATGAATCTTGTTCGTAATGTTCATCTTGATGGATCTCCAATTAAAATACTTGCTTTAAACATGAGTCATTTAGCATACCGACCATTGGTAGGTAACGGATTGAATCGTGATACTGCAGTATACGTTGGAGTTCAAACTCTTGAGAATAGTGGTGTTGACCGTAGGGTTGATTTAATTCAAACTGAAGCCGGTATGGAGTTTCGGATGCCCGAAGCACATGCTGTCTGGAAATAGGGGGTAAAACATGGCTAATCCTTTATACGGACAAAATAAGTTTGATAACTCAGTAGGTGAAAAGTTATTTTCTCAAGCAGGCACTCTTCGTGAACACGAAAATAGTACAGACGCTGCAGATATAGCTTCTTACATAATTCCAGCTAATAAGTTAGAAGTAGGTGACATTGTTAGAATTAAAGTTTTTTGTACAGTTGTAGATAGCAACTCTACAGATACTTTAACACCTATTCTTAACTTTGCAGGTTCAGCAATTGCAACTGGAGCTGCTTTGGATGTAGCTGATGATGACATAGTTTATGCTTGGGCAGATGTTCATGTAACAAGTTCAACTACTATGACAGCTATTTCTGAAATAAGAACAGATGCTAATGGTAGCACTTCTGTAACAGCTGCTACAAATCTATCATCTAAAGATATTACAGCTAATATAGCTGTAGCTCTTAATGTTGATTGGAGCGTAGCACATGCTGATAATGAAGTAAGAATAGATGCATTTAGCGTAGAGTTAGTTTAATCAAACTAAATAATATATGGGGGAGTTTCGGCTCCCCTATATATAAAACAAAAATTAAATGGCAATAACAGATATACAAGCAACAGTTCTAGCAAACACAGGAAACACACCTACTGCAAATAGCGTAGAGGATGCACAAAGATACATAGCATCAGTTATTCCTAAAGATTTATTAAAATGGGCTACTAGTGAAACAATAGCAAGTACACATGGTGGAGATTCAGATCCTACATTAATTACTCTTCCAGTTGGAAGTGATAGTATAATATCAGTTAGAAGAGATGAATTTGTGGCTCAAGAAGTTTCTATAGAAGATAGAGGGTTTATAGCAAACAATTCTAGTTTAAAATTAGCAACTTCAGTTT